CCCATGCACGCATCCAGCCACCGCTTCCTGCTCCGGCTCGGGGCCACCGCTGTCGCCGCCGTCACCATCCTGCCGGCGCTTCCTGCCGCCGCGGACGACGACGCCGGGGGCCCGCCACCCACCCGGAACGTCGCGATCGCCGACGTCGTCGCTCCACCCAACGCTCTGGGTGATCGGGATGCCCCGCTCGGCTTGTGCCTTGAGCCGGGCCATGTTCTCCCGCAACGCCCCAGTCTCTTCGGGGAGCGTGTCGGGATCCATCATGACCGTGTCGACGACGAGCTCGTGTTCGCCGTCCATGCCGCCGATCGATCGGACGTCGGGGTCGTCGTAGTAGCCGAGCTTGCCGAACGCCGAGTACCGCGAGCCCGAGATCTCCACGTTCGTTCCGTGATCGCCGTAGACCGGGACATGGCCCTCCTTTATCTGTCGTGCCCAGCCGTCGAGGCGGCCCTTCTCGAACGCTTTGCCGTCACGAGCTTCGAGCGTTGACGAGATCGGCATCCGAATGCGGAACAGTCCGTCATCGGAATCCTCGTCGACGCGGAGCGAAATGCGATCGGGATCGGCGTGATAGTAGGCGCGCTGTTCGACGTCGTCGTGGTCAGTCATGTCTGTCTGGATCCTCCGTATCAACGCCGTGGAACAGTAGCCCTCGACCCCGCCCACGGCTGCAGGGTCTCATCGGGAGTTGCGTGTTGTTCAGTCTGTGTTGTCGTCGCCAGCGCCCCCACCGACGCCAGGGATGTCCTCGGCCATCTCTTCGGCCGCGTCTTCGTCTACTGACGACCGCGCATCGCGAAGTTTGTGCTCCAGGATTGGTTTCGGGAGGTCACCGTACGCGATCTCCTGACCGCCGATCTCGACGACCATGTCGTTGTCGGCGACGTCCTGGTCACCCCGCCGCCGGGCGTACTGCCGCAGCGTCAGCCCGCCGGACTCCCACATCTTCCGGAGGCGCTCTTCGCGAGCTCGCTCTTCACGTGGATCGGAAAAGCGGAGTCGGGGTTTGAACGGTCGGCCGAGTTGCTCGTAAAGGTCGAACTGGTCGGCGATGTGCCGTAGCGCCCCGTTGAACTGCTTGGCGAACGGCCCGGTAACGCGCTTGAACACACGAGAAGATTCGACTTCGCCGTTGGAGCGGTTGACGTCCTCGATCATGCCGATCTCCGCCTTCCCGAGGCCGACGGCCGCGAGACACAGCTGGAGGAACCACTTCTGTTCCTCGATAACGCTGAGGTTGACCGCGGTTCCGCCCATCTCGATCCACTGAGCGGCCCCCTCGCCGCCGATGACTTCGACCGATCGGGGGTCGCCCGCTGCGGCCTGGAGCTTGTCTTCGATGTTGCTGAGTGAGTTCTCGTTGGCGTTCATAATCTGGATGAAGCCCGCCGGGATCTCGTTGTCGTCGTAGTAGCGGTTATGATGCGTCGTCGAGTTGACGAGCAGCGCGAGGGTGTCTCGGACCTGCATCGCTGGCGAGACGGGATAGAGTTGGTACGACCGCCTCCCTCCAGGATAGCGCATGACGGCGATATCCGACTTCTGCAGCGGCGTCGGGGTGACGTTCTGCATCGCACCGACACCGCCGCCCGAAAAAGCCCCCATCGCCTGGTAGTACGGCGGATCCTTGGGGTAGCCG